CCCGTTTCGGCAACCCGAAGGTCCACGCCTGTGGGCCGGGAGATGGGCAACCAGTCTCCCCTTTACCGGCCTATGGTAGGTGTATAGCCCCTGTCCGCATCAGCAAAGTTCAGCGGATCCCGCAGAAAAGACGCCCAAAGAGGGGTCCAGGGTTTGTGCCAGGCAGTATCCGTTTCCGGGGTCCCGCAACGCCGACACATTGGTGGAATGGGGCATAGCTCTCCGAAGATCACCTTAGCGACGGCTAAGGGTGCGTAGTACCTGCGCTTAAAGTGCCTCGACAAGAAGAAGAGAACGGCGCAGCCCAAAAAAGGACCGCAGATCCCTGCCACAAAGATAACGTCCCCCCTGAAGCGACGCCGGTGGGCGACACTGACTGTACAGGGTTCTATAATAAGACGGAGGCGGAGCCTCCGTCAAGCCACCATAAGGGTATTCAACACGAATAACAGACCCATTACGATGCAGGAACGTCGCATTGCTGGATATCACAGGCACAGCCCCGATCAATCCTATTTTCTCTTCCTCCTTCTCAGCTTTTTGCCGTAAGGCAGGTAGCCAAATCTTTTTGCCTACGGGCCTGAGAAACGATAGTATCTTCTCAGGTTGCGTTACCCACCGCCAGCCGCATCCAGGACCGAGATCCCTTAGCAAGCCAGGCTTCAGATAACGCTTGCAATTGTGCTTTGACAACTTCAATAGTCGAGCCCGTTTGGTCGGGCCTATTGATCGAGTTGGACAATAACGAGGAGCAAGCTTCTTAGCCTCCTCGAACCGAGCACAACGCTCCCGTCCGGTGAGTTGTGCTGGCGACCAGGCACACTCAATAAAAGCAGGGCCGGCTTCCCTACTTTTCTTCCTATATTCTTTAGTTATACGTTCAACCCTACGCAATTCCCAACCATCAGGTATCCTAAGCTGGTCTAGTAAGGCGGGCCTTACAGGCATAGGAAACTCTTTCTCAAGAGAGAGATACCAAACCTCTCTTTTCCATAGGTTGTTACGACAAATCGCGTAAGGGCTGAACTTACAATCCAGACCTCGGGTAAGTGAGCGGCACGAAGCCACTATATAGCGTACATTCACCTTGAGGAACCAACTTTCAAGGATCATCAACACTCTTTTGGAGCACGGATAATCCTTTCTTACGCGATGCCAACGACCGGTCAGACCGGCGACACCGTCATCCAGGGTGCCAAACCCGAATGCAGTTGAGCGTAAGCAAGGCACGAGGACTGGCGAGCCAGATCTACGTGCTCGAAAGAGGCGGGAATTCAAGGAGAAGTACTGAGGCTTGACAAGAGTCTTGCCCTTACTCAAGGTTAGGCCGGATCCTACCACACCATCCATCCAACGACGAGCCACTTCGTGCCGGGCACGGAATACTATGTCGTCACCGTTGATCCTGACCGGGACCTCGGGACCGACCTTTGCGTAGTAGCGGAAAGCTAAGTAATTGACTATACAAAGGAGGGGGAAGGATAGGAGGTTTCCCATTAACTGTCCGCTCCTCACCCGAGCGAGAGAATCCCCGGAGGAAATCTCGAGCTCTTGTGAATCGTAGGCGAGTTCTTTGATGTGTTCCGGCACTCCCGTTGCCGAACGAAGAATCTTTCTAAGTATCAACTTCTGTACCCAAAGATTCAAATTGTCGGTGGCGCTCTCGTAGTCCCCACTGACGAACACTTCACCCTCACGGGTTTCAAAGTTTTTGAACTTACCTACATTGGCCTCGCCCCGAAGGAGCCAGCCAAACGCGGATAGCCGGTTATAGATAGCGGCATGAAGCGGACGAAGGATGTTCAGTTCGACATCGCCAATCGAAACGATCCGCCACTTGCCCCCCGTCTCGACCGCTGTTACGCGGGACGGAAGAAATTTTGACCTGGACTCCTCTTCTAGAGCCC